CGGCCGGTATTTCTTTCTTGGTGTGTTTCCTCTTCCATGCACTTTCCTTTTGGAATGCAAACTCAGCCTTCCCAAGAGAATCCTCTTCCTTGCTGATATAAATATTCCCTTCAAATTCTCCCCAAGAGCGGATAACGGCATCCGGAACGTTAATGCCGGAACAGAATTCTTTATTATAACGCTTTTGCCCGCTGCATCCCCAATTTACTCTGTTTCCGTAACTATGCACCCGGCGATAAAGCGGATGGCCACAAGTAGCGCAGTAGATTTTATTTTTATAAGGGTATATTTCTTCTGTATTCTCTCCTACCACAGAGCCTTCCGCAAGATAGGCGCGTTTCTCTGCCAAAGCATCCTGTGCCTTCTGCCAAAGTTTTCTGCTTACGATAGGCTGATGGTCATCACGAATGTACCAAGAATCCACTTCGCCCCTATTCCTCACTTCTTTTCGGTCTGCATTCACAAAGTGCTTATGCATAACAAAATCACCCTTGTAAATTTCATTTTCAATAATGCGGATAACCGTACAATCCAAGAATTCTTTTCCCTGAACCGTCCGTACTCCATTGTCATTCAGATAGCGTTTTACTTCTGCCGGAGAATACCCGTCAGCAATCATTTCATACATACGCTTTATCCATCGTGCCTCTGCAGGCTCTTTTTCATATTCCCCACACTCATTCTTTCGGTATCCAAAGCTGCGTTCCAACCTCCGAATCGGTTCTCCCTTTTCATACTTGCGTTGAATACCCATTCTAGTCAGTTGGCTGTAGTTGTCACTCTCTGCCTGTGCAAATGCAGATAATATCGTAAGCATCAATTCCCCTGCTTCTGTCAGTGTATTGATGTTTTGAATTTCAAAAAAAATACCGACACCCAGTTCTTTAAGCTCTCGTGCAGCCTTCAGAACGGTGACGGTATTTCGTGCAAATCTCGATATGGACTTTACAATAATTAAATCTATTTTTCCATTCCGTGCATCCTGCATCATTTCTTGGAAGCCGGAACGTTTTTCTTTAAAACCGGAGATACCAAAATCATAGTACACTTTTACATACTCATACATTGGATTGCTCTTAATTAAATCCATGTAATGTTCCATTTGGTTCTCCAGTGAATTTTCCTGTTCATCATCAGATGTGGATACTCTTGCATAAGCGCATACCCGCATCTTCTTTATAATATCCCGGCTCGGTTTTATCACTTGAATTTCCATGCAATCTGCCTCCTTCCTTTTTGGTAGTGACATATTAAAATACTATTCCAAAGATAGCAAGTCATTTCTGACCGTACAAAGCACAATCTTTGGAATAAATGGTCAAAAAAACAAGACCCAGTAAATCTTTATCTACTGAGCCTTGTTCCATCCTAACAATATCATATTGTCTTACTGTAATTCAATGTAAAATGCTTTACATCTTGGTTACATGATCAAGAGAAATCCAACCTACACCGGACTTCAATTTTCCCCACTTGCTTGCTCCCTTTCCATCCGATTCTTCCACGATGGTATAAACACCGACCGGAATGTACTGATACCGAAGGAAGTCCGTTCCCGGGCCCTTACGGATGTTCAGGTTCTTAATCGATACCCGCACCAGATACGGCAGGTGGCTCTCCAGTTCTGCTGCCACACTGTAAATTACAGTTCCTTCCTCATCGTAAACAGAATATCCCGGATTCTTGTCAGCACATTTCTTGGCGTTTTCCAAAATGCGATATGCTCCCTTCTGGCTCTTGGCATCCTCCCAAGAACTACGCACCCGGTACCACTGCTTTGGTTCATCTGCTGTTTCCGCCATTGCTTCTGCCACATCTGCACGAAAACCATCCATGGTATATCCCATTTCAAGTTGCTTCCATAAATGTTCCGGATCAGAATGATTGGATGCAATACCGCGCTTATAGCCTTCCGTGTGGCTGATAATCACACCATCTGCAAGCGGGTCTAAATTGTACTCCTTACAGAGCATAGCAAACAGCTCCACTGCTGCATCATAGGTTCTTTTAGATACAGCCTTCGCTTTTGCCCAGTCGGAACAGGCAATGGTAAAACTTCCTGTATAATCGATACAGGCCGGCTCACACATTTCCACACCAATATGTGTGTTATTGCTTGCGCCGCCGCCATGCCAGCCTCTGTGATTCCATGGAAGTGTCTGGTATACCGTTCCATCGTTTCCGTCAATAAAAGCATGAACGCAGGCACGTCCGTAAGATTCCTTGTTCCAAGATTTAATGAAAACAGAGGCTTTCGGCTGGGAACACCCAACCGAGTGAAGCATCAAACCTTTAACCTCAATTTTCCTTCCTGCCGTATAGCACGGATTCTTTTCTAAAATGGATTCTACCAACTTCATCTACTCTTCCCCCTTATCTTTTAACTGCTCAAGTACTGCCTTAATCTTCTCCGGAATAGGCAGTCCGAGTTTTGCTGCATTTTCAAGCAGGGAAACACCCTCGTTGGAAATATAAAAAAAGATAATCGCTGTACGAAGCACACTGCCCGTACCGATTACCGACATATCCAACACATTTGCAATTCCCACTAACATGAAAATGAGTGCTTTCCTGCAGATTCCCTTAAAGCCGACTTCACTGGAAAGCCGCTTTTCAAAAATTGCAACAAGCACACCCGTGATATAGTCAGCAACCACAAAAAGCACCAGTGCGTAAAGAAATCCATCATAGCCACCCATGAAGTATCCAAGCCATCCACCGATGCCGGAAAATACCAACTGTACCGTGTTCCAAATACTCTTCATGATGCGTTTCCTCCTTCTTTGTTTGTATGAAAAAAAGACAGCCACAAAAGCTATCCATTCCACCCGTTCTTATTCTGTTTGCTTTGGCAGTGCCTCCCAAAGCCTCATATCCTCCTGTCCCAAGGACCACACTGCCATTCCTCTAAGCTGCCACTTATATGCTGCTTGATTCGACCAGTACACCAAGGAATCCACATCCTGGTAATACAGAATGGAAAATCCGTCTGCATCTCCAAGAAACAGCCTTGCAATCCACACATTGATATCCACTGGCTTTACGGTTACTGTGTAGTTTTTGCCACATTCCAGTTCCATGATGTCCGAATGAACGAAATCGTAATCCATGGAGATTGCTTCCGTCCGTGTATCACTTTCCTCAATATCCCTTGTTACGGTAAACACTTGAAAATCATAATCCCAGACCACGTTGCTACGCTCCACTCTTCCGTACACTTTAGTTGTTCCGTCCGGAAAACGGATATCAAACCTCTCATATGGTTCATAAGTCCATGAATCCCCAATACGGAGCAATTCACAAATAGCACGCTGCTCGGATCGGAATCCGGCTGCACCACCTGTGAAATTATTTGCATAAGCTGTAAATCGTGGTGTGTAGGCAGTGCCAGAATACACTCTTACCTTATCCCCACGGATACGCATCTCAAAAGTATATGTGGACGGGTCATCCCGTAGCATATCATCCGTAGTCATTACATAGGTGCTTGCATAAGAACCAAGCAAATCCTCTCCCTGATATAGTTCCAAGCGCTGACTGTCATAATTGATACACAAAAACAAATCACCGACAAAGACCCCTGCCCTGCCGCCACCATCTTCCGGGAAAGCTATTCTGCACCGGATATGGACATCCTTAAAGTTTGAATATGCCCATCCCACTCTTCCCATACCATCAAGTTGGGAATATGGTCTGGAACTTGTGGACTCCATGTTTCTCCACACCCTAAATTCCCCGGAATAAGTAGTCCAGTAACTTCGTGGCAGGTACGGTGTGTCTCTGAAATCCTCATACCATATCAAAGCAGAATCCGGCTCTCTTCGAAGAACTTCCGGTGTCAGACGAAAACCTTTGTCAGGCTTGCAGCTATTTCCATCTACATCAACAAAACTTCTTGGAGACAGTTTATACACTGCTTCCCCACCGTATCTTTTTTCAGAAAAGAAATCGCAAACCTTAAATCCATAAAACAACACACCTTCTGCTACAGTTTCCACTTCCAAACGATATGTTCCGGCTTTTAATTCAATCCATTCAGCAAACAACATCCAACAGGAACTTCTCCAATACGGCCACCACAAACGCTCCTCCGTATAAGTCATGGTATGAAGCGGCAGTTCTTCCTCCTCTTCCATTTCTCCTTCTGCTCCTTCTTCTGTAGTTTCCCCGGATTCCGTATCAGTGCTTTCTTCAGTTTCTTCTACGGTAACATCTTCCTCCGTGCCATCCGTTTCGGAATCCTCCGTTCCCTCTTCGGTTTCCTCCTCTTCCGGTGGAACTTCAAACAAGGACAATTTGATTGCGTTCTTATCCCAGAACGGAAAACAAATCTTAAACGGAATATCATAACATCCATCTTCTTCAATGGTAAATTCATATTCCAGTTTTCCTTTTGCTCCCATGGATGCGTAGGTGTGTTCCAGACTGACAGAACCGGATTTATCCGTTGGCTCTCCACCGCTTACTTCGTAATAAACACCACTGAATTCTACCTTCTGCTTTTTAGCATATACAGTAAGATACCTTCGTCTGTTGTAGGTATCCGTAACAATCGGACTATCATATTCTATGGCATCCTGCCCCTCCATGTAGTCATACACATGAGGCAGTGCCCATGGCACATGGTCATAATCATCCCAATATGCGACAAAGGGAATAAACGGCTGCGGTGGTGCATCATCCGTGAAATTATACACACCATTCAGCCAGTTCTTTGCTGCATAGTAAGTCTGTGATGTTGCCCGGTAAGAGCGTCCCATCTCCTCAAGGCTTTGGTGTATTCTCCAGTTCCACCCGTAGGCCGGCATCCCGAGAAATATCTTTCCCGGTGTCATGACCGAAGAAGCATAATCATAAATACCATCGAGCCAGTCCTTTGGTGATACCGGTCCCGGTGCACTTCCTGCCCATGCCATACCATAACTCATAATCGCTGCACTATCGCAGTAAGCATCAAGGTTACCGTATACACACCAGTTTTCTCCACCAACTGAACCCTGCTCCCCAGTCATTCCCGGCAGACAGATATTCATTTCTTTTTCTCCATCGTATTCCTTCACGGTTTCATAAATCCGTTTAAAAAGCGCATTGGCTTTTTCTCTGTTTTCATAAGGCCCGCCTTTTTCAAGGTCGATGTCCACACCGGATGCCCATGGGTATTCTTCCATAATGCGCACAATTTCTGAAATAAACATATCCTGTGCGCCATCTGTATTTTCCCTTAGTGCAGTAAAAATGGAAGCATAACCATCATTTGCTACGGTAAGCAGCCATCTGATATGTGGCCACTTTTCCACGTAGGAAGAAATCCGATTGATGTTCGTGGTATCTGCTGTAATGGTTCCGGTCTTATCTACCTTAAAGCAAAATACTCCTACTGTATCAAAGCGGTCACCGTACTTTTCCAGTGCCTGATACATTCTTGTATTGCACATAAAAGTCCACACCATGCATTTCTTACCCTGCAAATAATCTCTCATACCAATTCGCTCCCATTCTGCATTTCCTGAAATTCCACCAGTATTCTTGCTGACTTACCCGGTTCCACTGTAACAGTGTGTTTGCTGTCGCAGGCAGCACAATACTGAAAGAACCCTTTCTTCTCCGTGGTTTTTCCGTTTTTTAAACACTCCCGTGTGGATGCCAGAAGTTCCAATGTATCATCTGCATTTACCGCCTTAGTAAAAGTTGCTGTGTGGGCTCCAGTTCCGGTTGCAAGGGTAATGCTCCCTGCCTTCATGGCATCCTTGGGATATACCTTAAAGTCCATTCCCGTACTGGTTTTACCAAGATTCGGAACAATAATAGTATCTGTTCCACGGATAACTCCGTTAAAGAACCGCTTACCCTCCACTGCTTCATCCCCGGAATAAATCTCAAGCATCTCTCTTGTATTAATACTGTATCCTGACACGCAATCTCCCTCTGTCAGTGCCATGTCCGTAATCCACAGTTCCCCGGAGCAGTCATCCATGACCAGTTTTATCGTCACGCTGACCACTCTCTTATCTTCTTTTTTCGTGATACACTCCGAGTAACGTTCAAACTCCATAATCCACCTACCCGTCCAGTGTCCATGGTATTTCACTTGCATGACCTACCCATCCGGTTGGAAGTGAGCCACCCTGCAGTTGCATATCCGTAATATAAAATTCCCCGGTACAATCCGTAACACAGACTCGGATTTTGATTGACACTACCCGTTTTCTCACGGATGGGTCAATCTTTCGGTACACATTAGAAAATGCTGCCATAGCTGCCTCCTAACACAAATCAACAAATCTTGTTTCTGTAGTTCCATCCTCATATTCAATCGTAATTTCCACACCCACCTGTCCGGCATCACCCTTTATCAGTTCATTCGTGGAAATTTCTGCGGAAAAGGTATAGCAGTCCCTGTTGGCAGGAGTGACCGTCTGCGCCATGCTGAGTGTCCTTCCTGCCACCCCTGTACATTTAAAAGAAGCACTGCCGGAATTACCTTTTGTGGTATCCACTTCAAATCCACAGTTCTCCCAATATGCCATATCATTATCAGCACGGGAATTTCGAAGATGATTGAATGGAACCATATTCTTGATGTCCTGTGAGTTAATGAGGCTCGTTGCAGCAAGTGCATCCACCGCATCATCCCACTGAGCCGTGGAATCTCCAAGTTCCCTAAGTGTAGTGGAAAGTTCCAGTACCGTATTCCACGGTTCTCTAAGGTTATACTTTCTACGAACAATGCGGGTCTGGACGGACAATCCAAGTTCCTTATCATCCACGGTTACTACATCTCCCAAATTCCATGTTTCATGCTCATATCCGGTAAGCACCGATAAATCCATGGCCGTCATAACATAGGAAATTCGTGGTTTGGAATACTCCTCCAGTTTTGACTTCGTATACTCAAACATCTGATACAGATTGGTAAAGCCGGAGCAATCCAGTGTGTTAATTCGAAGTTCACTGGTAAAGCTATAATCTTCCACATAAGGCTTGCCACCGTTGATGCTTGCAAAGGTTCTGCCCTCACTGCCATAAGCATAAAGCCTTGTAATCAGACTTCGTGTATCCACAATCTTCTTTATGGATTTCATATTCTTCTGATAGCAGAAAAGCACACCGGAGTTTTCCCCGGAGAACGCATACAAATGCACCAGTTTATTTACACAGTCAAATACTAAATCACCACCATGGATAGTCTGCACTTTCCGTAGGATTGCAAGCGCATTTTTCTCCGAACACTTCCATGTACGCTTTGTTACGATATTAACCGTACCAACGTTCCAGTTGGTGTCCTTTAGGGCATATTCCATGGCATCTTCTGCCCTTGCTGCTTCAAAAGAAACCGACTCTTTTTCCACAGAAAATGCAAGATCGTAAAATGCTGCTTCCGCATACACTTCTGTCACCGTAGCACCATTGCTTTCCTTAGTATCCGTAACAGTACGAATACGGTACAAATCATCACCAATTCTTATCTGCTTCTCATTCTCCAAATACTCCCGCTTATGGTCATGGAATGGTAGTTTTAATTCCAATGTATCTGCACCGTTTACCTCCCCAGTAACAACCACATCATAGGCATTTTCAAGAATTGCCTCCAATTTCCCTTCTCCGTCCAACACATGAGGCACTGCAAAGCCAAGGCTGTGTGTGTTTGACTTTGCCACCTCATGCAGCTTTACTTCCAAAAGCTGCGGAGAAATAGCATTGCTTGTACTGGTAAGTGTAATCCGGAACTTCACATACTTCTTATTTGGAGAAGCAATCTCTCCGTTTCCTTCAAGTATCTGCCAATCAGACCACACAAGCATGTCATCAGAGGATGCAGTTTCTATCATGGATACCGAAGTTACACCTACACGGTATTCACAGTCGATGGAAACTCTGCCACTTCCTGTAAACGCAAACAGAACAGGAATAGTGGTAAGCTGACCGCTTGTATAATTAGCACCATCCACCGTTCTTAGTGTAACCACTCCCGGCTCGATTATGGCATCCACTGCCCCACTGGTATCTCCACCATTGGCGCAAATTGACTTTAAGAAATAGAGCCTTAAATCCTCTATGGTAAGTGAAGAATCGCAGTCCAGAAACCAATCATCAAATCCACCTGCCCACCAGTAAGAATTTGAATGCATTCCCATGACAATGTCTGCCGTACAACTTTCATTTAGCGTTCCGGTAAATGATGCTACATCAGAAAGCCAACAGGCTCCATTACTTCTATCTCCCAAGATAAACTGCGCTTTTTTTGCTTTCTTATCGATAACGCAGGCAATAAAATACCATCCCCCATTTACCATGGAAAAGGATGGTGTGAAACTCTTATCAAGGATGAGTGTACCGGAAGAATTATAAAGGTTAATTCTCGGCTTGTTTCTAAGTAAAGATATATAAAAAATAGGATTTCCCGGTCCCTGTCTTGTGTTAAAAATCGGCACATAGGTACTGCCTACCGCATAAGTAGTCGGATTTATCCAGCCTCCACACACAATCGTGTCACCGATGCCATTAAAGATACTTCCGTCATTTTCTACATATAGATAACTCTTTTCTGTTGCAGGGTCTGTAGTATTAAACCGGACATAGCCTCCCATCTTTCCGTCCCGAACAGCAGCCGTTGTTCCTTCATAATTGACTATCTTCATATTTCTGCCATGGGCAGAGGAATCACTAACATAATGTTCCTCACTGACTGCATCGTTAAATCTCCAAAGCCCTGCCATAGTAACAGACAAAGGAAACTCACCCGTAAAATCCGTCTGGTCTGTCAAAACACTTTTTACTGCCATACGCTACCTCCATCTGCTCTTAGCTTCAATTACCAATCCGGAAAAAGTCACTTCTCCGCTACAGGTAACCGTTATCTCGTTCTCTTCTTTCTTTAATACTGGGAAATTGATTGCTTTTAGCAAGGGGAGTCCATTTCTTAATGTTGCTCCCTCACTATCCACCACTTTTGCTACCATAAGTGCGGTATCCACCACCAGTGTTTCCCCTTCCGAAAGAGGTCCTATAATCGGAAGTATCGAACCATTGGTTCCTATACTGATACTGGCATCACTCCCAGATGGAATCACACCGGACAGACGATATACCGGATAGGACTCTGTATTTCCAAAGATGCGGTACACCGAGGTAACACCTGCCACATCCACGGTATACGTTTCCTCGTAAGTGGCATAAGCATATGGGTCTGGACAGATAAAGGTCAGTTCAAAAGAACCCGCAGACCGTAGGATTCTCTCGCAGTCCACTTTGCTATAGAGCCTTGCCATAAAGTATCTGTCCGGTATCTCATCAAAGATTAGTTGCCTGGTTCCCTTTTCCGGGTCTAACCATTCCACTACATCATCTAGGATATTAACCAGCGCTTTGAAATTTTTCTGCGGATATACGTTACAGCTTACCTTTATTATCCGCTCCTTGCTGATGCATCCATAATCCGCCACTCCTGCTTTTCCGGAAATCATCTGTGTATTATTCTGAATATCCGGGAGCATTTGCCAAGAGGTTAATCTGGCTTTTATTTTCATATTCCCGGAAGACACTCCATCAAAAACAAATCCCATACAAACCTCCTACGCAGTTACAATTCTTCCACCTGCTGCTCTCGAACTTGTTTGCAGCAGATTGTATAATTCCTGTGATACTTTTCTGATATCGTCCTCACTTCGGACAATCATTTCCTGAATGGTTATCATAGAGCCAAAGTTGGATGCCCCGGCTCCGGTTGCTCCTCCGGTAATCGCATCCACGGATGCCGTGGTATTCATGGCAAAATCAGTCGGTATGCTTGTCTCCAAATCCTCCGACAAACCGTTCATCACGCCAAGAATTCCGGCAGACATCTCAGCGGCAGCTCTTACAGCACTGTCACTGTTATCTTCAATCGAACCGGACAGACCGTCCACTAACATTTCACCAACCCATGCCATTTCTCTGGATGGAGAGTGGATGCCAAACAAGTCTTTAATCTTATCCATGACACCGCCACAAAATCCACTGATTTTATCATAGAGCCATGAAGTAGCATCACCAATACCGTCCCAAATACCCTTAATCAAATTAAGTCCTACTTCTGTCATGGAGGAGAAACCTTCCGCAAATCCCTCCACTAAAGCAGTAATAATCTTCGGTACTGCTTTTACCAGTTCCACAATAATGGTCGGTAAATTTTCAATCAATGCCATAAAAAGCTGCGCTCCTGCCATGATGATCTTATCAATGTTTCCGGTCAGAGCCTCAACGATTGCCGTTACAATCTGAGGTAATGCCGTGACTATCGTTTCAATAATCATTGGCAGGTTCTGAATTAAGGACACTAACAAGTCCATACCAGCCTGTATAATTAAAGGAATCGCCTCCACTACCGCTGTTACGATTCCATCAATAATCAGAGGGATTGCCTCCACAATAGCAACAATAATCTCTGGCAAAGCCTGTACCAGAGAAGTAAGAAGCTGTATTCCTGCCTCGATTATCTGTGGTATTGCTGCAACGATAAAATTGATGATGGAGTTGATGATTTCCGGCAAAGCTGCAATCAATACCGGGATGGCATCAAGCAGTCCCTGTGCAAGTCCGGTAATCAACTGAAGGGCTGCCTCCAACACCAGTGGCAAATTTTCAATCAGTGTTGAAATTATCGTGGTCAAAATCTGTACAACCGTAGGAATAAGCTGTGGAAGTGCTTCTGCAATTCCCGTGGCCAATGTTGCAATCATCTGCACGGAAGCCTCGATAATCTGCGGCAGCATGGATAACAGTCCATTTATCAGTTCCATAACAACAATCACGGCTGCATTAGTAATTTCCGGTAATGCGGTAATAATGCCGTTAAGCAATGTCATAATAATATCCACACCCGCATTCAGTAGCACCGGAATACTTGCTAATATTGCTTTTCCTATCACAGGAATAATGGTTGATACCTGCTCCAATAAAACTTCAACAATCCCCTTAATTCCTTCTGCAAAAGTTTCTGCCGAATCAGCCGAACCGGAAAGAACACCCTGTAATCCTTCCCCCATCATTGCAACAAACGGTATCATTGCATTTAATACATCCGAAGCCATGAACTTCAACGTAGTCATAATAGGCTCTGCAATCGCACCCAATTCCGCATAAGTATCCGTTAATTCAGCCTGCGCACGCTGGGCATCCATTACACTTCCATTTAATTCTTTGTAATTATTGGCTGCATCTTCATACAGGCCATTTAATGTTTCTGTAATCAGTGCTGCCCTTTCCTGTTCCGATACACAGGAATCTAAGGCTGCTTGAAATGCATCTTCCGAATATCCTGCCCAATTCAATGCATCGGCAAGAACACCTGTCAACTGCCCTGTTTTTGCCGTTTCATTTGCCGCTTCCGTTAATCCTTCAATTGGAAGGCTGTCACCAAAAGTTGCCCAAACACCTGCCGCTATATCAGCCCATTGTGTAAGTTCTTTTTCTGTTTCACACAATTTTGCTAAGTGATTTACTGCTTCTACGCTTCGGTCTTCTTCTCCCAATATCGCATAAAAGGATTTATATGCATCTCCCGCCTGATCAGCGGTAAAACCTGCCGTAATAAAAGCAGCATCCAGTTTAGCTTGGTCTTCTCTGTATTCCCTTGTAGATTCTGCCAAATCAAGGAATCCCTTTGTTATTCCGGCTAATGCTGTACCTGCAGCTACAAGTGCACTGCCTAGTGCAACTCCAAGACCCTTTAAGGTAGAACCCACCTTCTCGAATTTAGAGGATGCATCATCCGCATCTTTAGCAGCACCTTCCAATTCATCACCAAATTTATCTGCCTTTTTCCCGGATTGGGTAAACTCATCCCCTAATTCATCTATTGTCTGCTCATTCTGCTTCAGTTCCCTCTCCATATCGTTCAAAGTAGCTGTAGCATTATTAAGCTGAATTTTCCAATTCTGTGTACGCTTATCATTTTCTCCAAACGATGCTGATGCATTATCCAGAGCAGAGCGTAATAAATCCACTTTTTTCTTCTGTTCTTCAATCTCTTTATTAAGAACCTGATTGCGGGCGGTCAATGCGCCTATAGAAGTATCATTTTTAGCAAATTGGGACTCTGCCAGTTTCATTTCAGAGCCTAACACCTTAAATGCCTGATTGATATCAGAAAGGGCAGCCTTAAACTCCTTTTCGCCTTCAACACCCATTTTTACACCAAAACTCTCTGCCATGCGCCATTAACCTCCCTTCGTCAGATTCCAAATGGAATTACCTCATCAATGGATAACTCCCGCTTTGGTTTTGAAATTCCATGATATTGCTTGTGGCACTCCCACAAATCGAGCAGTAAACCAAACGGCATCAGCCACACTTCCTCCTGAGACAGATGAAGATGTGCGATGCCGTAATACAAAAGCCGGGTAAACAATTCTTCATTGCTTACTCGGCCACTGTGTTTTTTACATCCGGTTCACTTTCCACATTTCTTTTTGTTCCCTTAACCATGGTCTCCATGATAGCAGATTTATATTCTGCCAACTGGAATGGAGAAGTTAAGAGTTCGACTTCTTCCGGAGTCACTTCCGGCTGCTTGTCATCCGGATGCTGTAAGTTATGCACCAGAATGGTCTGATTTACTAAAAGGACAATCAGCCACACAATCTCATCCAATGCCATCTCAAAGTTTTCTGCCTTCATCAGCTTCTCTCCAAGGTTCTGGATACCGCCGTATCTTGCTGCAATCTCCTTTGTCGCTCTCGTGGTAAGAAGTAACTTATAGTCCTTCCCACCAATATTAATTACCGCTGTTCTGTCTTCCATCTGCTACTCCTCCTAACCTACACTGGTATAAGACGGCTCATAAACTTCATCATACCAGCCGGAAATAACCTCTGCTGTTACACCATCATCGTCTTCGGAAACTTCTGCCTTCCACGGATGATTATTAAGACCATCCACCTTGTTTCTGCGAAGAACCGTACCCTCAATGGATGGTGTGGAAAATTCGATGGAATCTCCCTTGGTAGTAAGATTTGTTGCAGGAATACCAAACTTTACACGGTATAACCAGAAGTAACGGTACTTACCATTGGATTTCTTTGCCCTGAAACCTACTGCCACCGGACTGGCATTATCTTCCGATGCAGAGATTAACACCTTGTTACCGTCAATGGTTGCTCCGGTCAAATCTTCCGCAACTTCCTGTCCGATGTCATTCACACCGAGGGTCAGTTTACCGCTTTTGAATTCCTTTACAATCTCAGCAGCACCGTCATCTGCATACAGCGTAGCTTCCGCCAAATCCACCGACAGTTCCGCATTCATAGCCTTTGCTAAAGACTTCGGCTTATCATAGGTTTCATTACCATTGGCATCTTCCGTAATTTTCGCATAGAATAATTTATCCAAACCAATCGTTGCCATGCTATTCTTCCTCCATTTCTATTTCTTGGGCCAGTTCCAAATCAAAGGTATAATGATGATAGCCCGTGTCATCCTCATACTCTTCATACTTCCGCTGTAAAATAGAAATACCCGCCCCAAGAAGCCGCTTTGTGATGCGGTCTCTTAAAGACAGATAGTTTCCTCTCGTATACAGTGCCAGTACAATTTCTTCACTCTGCATTGTTGGCTGATCATCGGCAGAAAGAAGCAGTTTATCAAAAATCGGAAGTATCACAAGAAAAGTATCCGGCTGCTTTTTTCTTCCTTTATCATCATTGGTAGGATTTTCTGCAACAGAAATATCCTGCACTAAGTCGGATAATGTCTGAATTACCAGTTCATTAATACTCATAACCGCTTTACCTCCGCATCCAATGTTTCCTGCATTTTCTGTATGCACTTATCCTTTGCTGCCCTTGCCGCCGGCTTTGCCCATGGTTTTGCCCTTTGGTTTGACTTACCCTTTTCAAGTACAGCCGCCTTTAAAGGGTTCGGTACTCCCTTTGAATCATATCCGATACAACCCACCTTGATATTCCAGTCCCCATCCGCAGTCTGATATGGTCTGGTCACTCGAAGGGAGTCGAGCAACTCACCTGTGGATTCCGATGGATGCTTGGTACCTTTACCAATCGCACCGGAGAGATTTTTTCTCATTTCCTCTTCCAAAGGAACAACACCCTCCTGTAACACCTTATCCACCACTTCATCGTAATTGCTACGAAGCGCTGACAGTTTCCGTATCATATCGTCCGGCATTTCATAACTCATTTTTGCCACTACGATACCTCCTTTGCCATAATGGTAAGCATACCTCCACGCTTATCTCCAAGCACCGATACAATTTCCAAAGTTCGGTCACCATAAAAAATCCGCATGTCAGCGGTGACATCCTCACGATAGCGGATATACACTTTCCATGTCACGGAGGACATTTCTGTATCCATGGACATATATTCACTCCCGGTAACCGGAACCATATCTGCCCACACGCTTGCTACCGTTTTCCAATCCTTTATAACAAAGCCGTCCTTATCTTTTCCTGCAGAATAAACCTTAATCTGTATCCGGTATCGCATTCGTCCTAACTTCATTAGAACACCGCCTTCCGGATACCAAATAATAAAGCCTTAAGCATTCCCACCAGTTCCACTTGGTTTGCATCTTCCCTATGCTCATATAAAAATGCCACGGCATACAGTACGGCAATCCTTGTGGTGGCAGCATTGGCTTTCAGTTCCTCTTCATCAATTCTCGCAATGTCCCTGCACAGGGATTCTGCTGCCAGTATCAGTTTTTCAACAAAGGCATCTTCCTCATTAGAATCCAGCCTTAAATACAGTTTTGCTTCTTCAAGACTAATAACCACACACTCACCTCCAAAAGGAGAGCCTCCCGGTCATCCCGGAAGGCTCATCATATCTTAGGCGGTTGTTTTCGCCTTGATTTCCATGGTCTTTACTGCTTCGGAAAGAATCAGCTTACCATCCACACGCTCGGATGCAAGGAAACCAACCTGTCCGGTAGTTGCATAAAGCTCATTTAATCTCTTGAAACTTCTGCCCTGACGGTCAGCAATCCAATAATAAGAGAAATCACCGAAAGCAAATACCTTATTGCCCGCTGCAAGTTCCGGCACATAAATGGAAGTTCTGTACGGACGGTTTAAAATACGGTCCGGTTCTCCCTCTCTTACGGATGGCTGCCAGATATAATTGCCGTTACCATCCTTTAATTTTCTGATTGCCTTTACCGTGGAATCATTAAGCAGCCAAGAAGCCTTGTTTCTGTAAGGCGCACGAAGGCTGTAATATAAGTCCATCACATCGTCAAAGGTAATGCTTGTGGTTGCCACGGTTACTCCTACATCCGCAGATGGGAATAATCCGGTTGGCTTACCCTTACCGTCACCTACGAAAAATGCCTCTTCTTCCTTTGCACCAATTCTGCGGCCAAATTCCTTAGAAATATAATTCTCAATACTGAACACAGAATCATTTAAAAGTTCGTCAGATACCTTAATCATGGTTGCTAACTTATAAGCACCGATGGAAGTCTGACCGAAGCTGTCATCAGACTCTGGGAAAGCACCGCCTTCATCAATCCATGCCGCCTCGCCCTTGGAAGTAACAATCGGAATCTTTCTGTCACCGGAGGAAGTCTTAATAACGGTTGCAAGGGAACGGAAGAATACTTCATCTCCAAGTGCCTCCACCAACTTCTTTTCATATTCATCCGGTACAAGGTAACCACCTTCGGAATCCGTACCAATAGAAAGGGCATTCATCACTTCATAAGAATTACGGTTTCTCATGGAGTTCCAGAATGCCTTCTTATATTCATCCGATGCTCTTCCCTTTTTCTCATCTTCAAACATTCCGGTGGTCGGCTTGTTTGTAATCGGTACATTCACTGCCTTTGCCATTTCTGCATCAATTGCAGCCTGACGCTCCAAGCGGTCAATCTGGGCTCCAAGGTCCACTACTTCCTTTTCCATCTTGTCATAAGTAGCAGCATCTTCTGCATTTACAAACATACCGTTTTCTGCTTTTGCATCAAGGAAACTTTTAGCGGCTTCCCACGCTTTCGCACGCTTTTCGCGCAATTCTAATGTCTTGCTCATAAAAAAATCCTCCTTTAATGTGCTATGAGATTGAGTCTCTCCCTCAACCGTTCTATGGAAACTCCATCCTTCGGAGCTTCTTTTGTTACCTTGGAAATAAAGGAATCCTCCATGCTCTTACGGGAATACATCATGGAAGTCAGTGGGAACGGATACACTGCCTTCAGCGTAAACTTTGCATCGTTTTCCTTTTCCTCCTGCTCCCCGTCTTCCGGTTCTTCCTTCGCTTCCACCACACCATCCGAAAACAGAATGCGGTCACAGAAACCAAGTTCCAATGCTTTCTTTGCATTGATCCATGTTTCCTCATCCATCATCGTTGCCAACTTGCTTCTGCGCATTCCGGTTTTACCCTCATACGCATTAAGGATTGCTTCCTTTACTTCATTCAGCATTCCAATGGCAGCCTGCATATCCGCCGTGTTCCCCGCTGCAATAGTGGACGGATTATGAATCATCATCATTGCCACCGGACTCATTTCCACGGTGTCTCCCGCCATGGCAATCATGGATGCAGCCGATGCAGCCAAGCTGTCGATACGGACGGTAACCTTGCCCTTATAGGCTCTTAACATGTTATAAATCTGAGCCGCTGCGAACACATCCCCTCCCGGAGAGTTAATCCAAACGGTAATGTTGCCGTTCCCGGCATTCAGTTCATCACTAAACAATTTTGGAGTAACTTCATCCCCGTACCACGTTTCATCCGAAATTTCCCCATTTAAAAAGAGCGTTCTTTCCTCAAGAGTGCCCTCATTTTTTACCCAGTTCCAAAACTTCTGTTTCATTACTTTGGTTTCCTCCTTATATTTTTCTGTTCCTTTTCTTCCGGTGGACTTTCTTCGGTTTCCGGTTCTTCTTCCTGTTCCGGTGCTGTTTCAGAAAACGCTCCTGCATCCTTTAACTTAGTCATGGAACCGTTTACCAGATACAGGTTGCCGCCTTCTTCATCGGGAATAGGATTCATGTTTTCCATTTCTCTGATATCATTGGCAGAGAACCATCCGTTCTGTCTTCCGGTAGCATATCCACTCATTCTTGAGGCATAATCCCCTCGGAGCAAACCATCCACATTGAATTTGATTATTACCTTTCCCTTCTCACTGGAAAGAAGCAATGCTTTCTGCAAGGACTGCTCCCAACGGATTACCCATGGGTCCAGTGTGTATTTCACAAATTCGAGTGACTGCTGCTCGATGTTATTAAAAGAACTTTTCTCCAAATCTCCTACCATGTGCGGCGGAATCCGGTAAAGTCTGGCAATTTCATTAAGCTGGAATTTACGTGTTTCCAGAAACTGTGCTTCTTCTGGTGGAATGCCAATCTGTGTGTAGTGCATTCCTTCTTCCAAAACTGCAACTTTCCCGGCATTATTACTGCCACGATACACAGCGTTCCAAGATTCCCTTACTTTTGCCGGGTCTTTTAATACTCCCGGATGTTCCAACACACCACCGGGATTTGCACCGTTGGCAAAGAAACTCGCACCGTATTCCTCACAGGCAAGCGTCATTCCCACAGCATTTTTTGCCATGGCAATCGGACTATAGCCTATCAGACCATCGAATCCCAACCCCGGAATATGCAGCACATCCTCTTTTTTCAGTACAACATCTCCGGAATCCTTAAAGTTCGGATTCTCTTCTTTGCTTTTGGAATACACATAGCAAATCTCCCCTTTTTCATTACGCTCCACAGATACCCTGTTTGGTAACAACGGATACATACCTATTACCCGCCCGGCACCATTTCGGATTATCTGTGCATATGCATTTCCCCAAATTAAAAGATGACTCATGAGTGTTTCCCGAAACACAAATGAAGTCATCTCTGAATTAGGTTCATCATGAAGCACATGATATAAAGGATGGTCTATCAGAAGTTCTTTGCCACCGCCCTCTTTGTACTGATATACATGCAAAGGAAGGGATGCAATGGTTTCTGCTAATATTCTCACGCATGCATATACCGCTGTGGTCTGCATAGCTGTATTTTCATTAACTGGTTTTCCTGCAGTGGAACGTCCAAACAAAAAAGAATACCCGGAACCCGCAACAACATCCGTGGCAGTTCTCTTTTTGCCAAACATACTCATGATTCCCATGAACGAAACCTCCTAACTTGGGAAATAGAGGCAGGAATCCACCATGACTCCTGCCTCCTTTTTCTTAGGCCTTTCTAAGAAGAATATTACCTGGTCTCAGCCACTTGCCACCGTAAACTAAGTCTACGAAGCCATTGCCGCTGAAGGTATACTTCTTACCAGCCGCAGTCTGTACCGCAGTAACAGCCACATAATTTGGCTTACTTGCGCCCTTAGTACAGTTACGAGTTAACCATACACGGGAGCCCGCTGCCAACTTACAGCATCTGCTGCCATCTGCATAGTACGCATACGTGGTATACTTAACCACACGCTCTAAAGTATCTACCTCTTCCCAAGAAGTACCATTAGATGCGTAATCCGCAAAATCACCATAATCGAAGTACTCTTCACATGCACCCCAAGTCATTTCATGGTCTGCATTGATGAATTCTACCGGAACACCGTCACCTTCGTAACCAGTGCTACCCATTACCGTACCTTCTGCGAAACACTCATTTTTCTGAATAGTTCCTACCTGATTGCTACCAGTAGAACCATACACTTCTTCATACACCGGGATATTTTCACCGGATAAGTTGATTCTCCAACCACCAACTGCCATAATTCTTTACCTCCATAAATTCTTTTTCTTTGTGCTAAAACTACGGGTTACTTTTGGTTTGCGCTTACACAATCATAAACACCACCACCTTTTTATGCGCATAAAAAATACACCTCTTTCGAAGTGCTAAAAATAAATAATCCCTCGTTCATCGTAAACGCTGGAATTATTACCCTGATTTCTGATAGCCCTGTCAAGAGCCATAATCGTTGCCACAATACCATCAATTTTCTCCGGTGATTTTGCCTTTGTCACCTTAATATTTTCTGCAGCATCCGTTTCCACAACCACATTTCCTGCCATCCACCTAAGAACCGGATGACCTCCGTGAATGATGTTTCCTTCCATGAGAAGTTTATAAAACTCCTTCGTTGGCGGGGACATATCCTTATATCCCTGTCCGAATGGCACCATGGTGTATCCTTCCCCTTCAAGGTTCTGAATCACATGAGTGGCATTCCATCTGTCCACGGCTATTTCTAAAATGTGATACTTTTTACCAAGTTCCTCTATTTTCTTTTCAATGGCATCGTAGTGAATAACATTCCCTTCCGTTGCCATGATATAACCTTGTCTTGCCCATACATCGTATGGAACATTGCCCCTCCTTACACGGATTGGAATTGTATCCTCCGGCACCCAAAAGAACGGAAGCACAATATACTTCTCTGTATCTGTCCTTGGTGGAAACACCAGTACAAATGCAGTAATATCCCCGGTGCTTGATAAATCAAGTCCGGCATAACACTCCCTTCCGAAAAGGGCATCTTCATCAATCGGCACATTTCCAAGTTCATATATCTGCTCCGGAATAAACTGTGTCAGCGATGATACCCACATATTAAGGCGAAGCTGCTTGAACACGTTTTCCTCTGCCGGATTCTGTAACGCTTCCTGATATGCATCCCGGACTCGATCAATCTGAATCGTCTGCCCAAGGGATGGATTTGCTTTATACCAGTTTGCCTCATCATGCCAATCTTCCTCATCAGTAAGGCCGTAAACCACCGGATAAAACGTAGGGTCTACTTTTCTCCCCGCAAGGATATCAAGACTTTTCATATGCAGTTCATAACAAATACTTTTCTTATCCGTTCCCGCTGTTGTAATTAGAAAAAACAACGGCTGTTCACGAGCATCACCGGAGCCTTTTGTTAAGACATCATAAAGCTTACGGTTTGGCTGGGCATGGACTTCATCAAGTACCAGACCGGAAACATTAAGACCATGCTTGGTTTCAACTTCCGCACTAAGCACTTGGTAAAATCCCTGATTGTTATAATTAACGATTCTTTTTGTTGCACCCATGATTTTGCTACGTTTCATAAGAGCCGGAGCCATCTGCACCATCTGTTTCGCAACATCGAATACAATACTTGCCTGTTGTCTGTCAGCGGCGGCACCATATACTTCTGCTGATGGTTCGTTATCAGCATAAAGAAGATACAGTGCTACGGCTGCTGCCAATTCTGACTTGCCATTCTTTTTTCCAATTTCCGTGTAGGCAGTGCGAAACTGCCTTGTACCATCCTCCTTAACGATTCCAAACACATCCCGGATTATCTGCTCCTGCCACGGTAACAGCCAGAACCGTTTCTCTGCCCACTTACCTTTGGTGTGACAGAGATTTTCAATAAACTTCACTGCATGGTCAGCCTTAGCTTTATCATAGTGTGAAGTCGGCAGCATAAATTTGGAAGGCTGATAATTTTTAAGTTTCGGATATCCCTTCGGTCTGGTTTTCTCCATTACTTACCTCCGGTCATAAGCAAAAGTTCCAACTCATCCACTTCTGCCTCCACTGCTTCTCCGGCAATCATCCTGCTTCGGGAGGATGGAGTCAACCCAAACTCACTACAAAATTTAAGCATTGTTTTTAAGTTTGTCTGTGCAATGGATACCTGTGGAACCTGCTGCCAATATCCACTCGGAGTTTTTACAATCGTACCATGCTGCTCTATAAATTCTTCTGCTTCCTTCCATCGTGCGTAGGACTGGCAATAGCCTGCAAAAGCAGCCATATCCATTTCTGTCAGTGTTCCAAGGTTGACCATCTTATCGGCCAACCGCTCCCATTCTGCCTTTGCTTCCCCCGTGAGCCACTCAGGGCAGGCAGGAGCCTTCTTCTCCGGCACTGGTTCCCTTTTATTTAAAGGCCGCTTTCCGGGATTGCCTTCAAGTACCTTTATTGCTGTTGGCTTTGGTTTTCTTCCCTTCTGCGCCATTGTTTTCTCCCCTTTCTGTATAAAAAAAGACCTTTCGGTCTGTATCATCGTCATATACGAGGAAAAGAGCCTCTTGGCTCCGTTTCCTATTATTTTCTGTTATATCGCTTACTGCAATTTAGCAAATGCCCAAGCGACTCCGTGTCCGGTATCCTTAAATCCGCTTTTTTCCTCAATCTTCATAAGGCGGCATTCGCACCGTCCAAGTCCGGTTTCTTCCGGGCTTTCCACCATTTCGTAAATGGCTACCTTAATTCCTTCAAAGCAGTGTTCCAAAACCGTGATAACGTAGTCTCCGTAGTTTAAAACCGCTGCATTTAAGCATCCGCTTAAATCTTCTTCTAAATGCTCCCTCGTAGTAAATTCAATCATGGTATGTTCCTCCGTTTTTCTTTGTTTTCCCTTTCGGTATGTACATATTCGCTCTAAATGCACATAATAGCAAGTAATATCTGAGCATAAATGTACCAAAAATAACGGAAGAAATTTGTGCAATTTACTACGAGAAAAAGGGCTGCCGCCCCTTTCCCTTCCGGGTTGTTTTCTAGTTTCTTACCAGTTTGATTGCCGGAATGATGGCTTTTTCTCCGGTAAGGTAATTCGTGTATCTTGCCCTTACCGTTGTCATGGCTGCTACCTTAAATCCTTCTTTTTCAAAGCCTGCCAAGGTTTCAAGAAGTCCGGAAAAGGAGCTGCTGATTGTAAATTCGTCAATCCCCTGTTCCTTGAAAAACGCTGCAAGCTCCGGAATGTCGTAATCCCAAACAACCTCGCCAAAGTCAATGAGTTCGTTTTCAGCTTCCTTGCTGTAAAGGTAAGCCCAGTAAAGGGTTCGATTAATTCCCAACTCCTTAAGGCTTCTGCCCTGCTCTCTGATGGCTTCTTCAATCAATTCAATCTTCTTCATGGTATGTACCTCCGTTTTTTGTTTTCCCTTTCGGTATGTACATATTCGCTCTAAACGCACATTATATCAAGTTATTTCGATTCATAAATGTACCAAAGATTGAAGCAGATTATTGTGTATTTTATACGGCCCGTGCAGCGCATCTATGAATGCTCTTTAATATAGAATCCTGCTCTTCCCGGCTTACTCCAAGGCTCTCAAGAGCCTCCCTCGTGCCACAATCCGGGCAGATTTGCGTTTTATTGTCCTTCCTCGATAAAGCGGGCACCCCATGATATGCGCTCCCACACAAAGGGCAACGTTTAATTCTTACAATTCCTTCTTTCATTTTGCAAGTGCCTCCTTGCTCTTTTTCAGAGCTTCCATAAGAAATTCCTCATCAAATCCAAAGGCTTTATATCCTGCCACGCAGGTTTCCACATAACTTTGCGTTGGTATTCCAAATTCTCTATCCTCATGCATGATATACACAAATGTATCCTTTATGCTTTCCCGTCCGGTCTTGATTCCCGTTACCTTTATCTTAAGGTCTTTCTTGTAATAAAAGCTTGGATATCCTTCGTATCGGTCAAGTGCTGCCTCATCCCGTTCTGTTACTTCCCAAACTCCAACCGGAACCATTGCACCCGCCTTCGGCTCGATGGTAAGGTATGAACCGGACTTACTGCCTTTGAATAAAAGTTCGTAATCCTCGATTACCGCAGTACCGATTACCCTTGCCGTTGGGCAGCGAAATTGCATCTGCTCCACATTCAAGTTACTGCCATACGCTAAATAATATCGTTTCATATATTTTCCATCCTTTCCGGAGTCTACCCTCCTACCACCTTAAGACCGCCTAAGCGGTCCAAGGCAGGCCTGTGGCTATTCCCTTCAAGCCACGCGCCCGTTTCTGAAAGCCGTATCCCCAGCAAGTCGCTTGGTATAAAGTTCCCTTGCCGTTTTGAATTCATCCCCGATGAATCCAAGCCGGAGGAGCCAAGTTCTCATTGCGTATTTTGGATTTTCATTCTGCTGTGGTTTTGCGCTTGCTGACCGTACTTCCTTTGCCAGTTGGCTAAGTGCGAGGCAAAGCTGAATGTAGGCTTTTAACTGCCCTGCATGAAGTCCGTTCTGCTTTCCTCCCGACGGTGCTTCAAACTGGAAAAGTCTAAATTCCACCGTTCCTTTGGTAAAAGTTGCATGCAGGTTCAGCATGTGGTAGCGGCTATCGTTGTAATGGTGGTTTCTTCCTATGCTTGCGTTATGGCTATTGTACCAAATGTCTGCCAAGGCTGACAAGGAATTCGGTTTCTTTTTGTTGACCTCCTCCAAAAATCGTGGGTCAACCATTTTGCAATACTGGCTCATTCTTCCCCGGTCAAGGTTTAAGGCATCCGCCAAAAGCCGTTCGTGGCTTGCCATAATGTTTGCAAGGTTTCTCAGGCTCTGCGCTGTATGTCCCTTGGCTCCGATGTGAATGTGAACCCCGCATCCTCTAGTTGGGTCGCTCTTGGCTCCGTTTTTTCGTAAAATCCTTATCAGTTCCTGCAGTTTCTCAATGTCTGCGTAGGTAAGAATCGGTGTTACCATTTCGCATTTTTCAATGTCCGGTCCCGCAATGCTGATATCCCTTTGGAATTTCCATTCCCTGTTCTGCTCATCCCATGCTGACCAGGTGTAGTAGCCGTTTCTGCCTTCGGTATTCTCGTACCGTCCGGTGCCAAAGAATTCAGCGGCAAGCCTTGCTGCCTTATCCCTTCTGATGCTGTTCATTTCCACCTCAACTCCGATGGTCTGCTTCTTCATTTCCTCAATCTGCTTTGCCATTTTTTCGTTCATGGTCGCTCCTCCGTTAATGTGTTTTCCCTTTCGGTACACACATATTCGCTCTAAAGGCAGATATTATCAATACCATTAGTACACAAATATACACACGGAAATTTGTGTATATTATGACGTCTCTCATGGTCTAAAAAATATTTTTTATTCGTCACCGCACACACAAAGTCCAAGGCAGAGCTGCATATAAATATTGGAATACCGCTCATGCTCACTTCCCTCTGAGCCGGCCATTGCTTTAAGGTAAAATGCTTTTGCTTTTTCCCTTGAAGTCCAGACCTCGGTCTGCCCATAACAGGTAATTGAAATTTCTTCAATCCGTCTGCAGGAATCCTCTCCGTAAACAATTCCCAAGGAAGAACCGCAGTCCCAATTGACATGAATGGTACCTGTGTCATCCACGCACCGTACCGTTCCCCTTTCCCCCGGAACCATTGTTGTATACGGGTCATCCATATGGAGAAGTTCTACCCGGCAGCCTGCCGGATAGTCTTTCCTTAATTTTTCCACGATTTCTCTGCTCACTCCAAACATTACGCTTCCACCTCCGGTCTCTTTACTCTATGGTTTTCTCTGAAGGTTTCTGCCTGTTCTTCCGTCCGGAATGCAGAATTTCCACTCAAATGCTCTAGCAGCAGTTTTCTTGTAGTTTTGTATTCCACCCCATTCATTCCAAGCCTTATCAGCCAAACGCGGAAAGCGTACTTTTCATTGTCCGTTTCCACCGTTGTTGCCTGCACCCTCTTTTGAGTCATGCTCATTTTATTCATAAGGCTTGCCAAATCCATGAATGCTTTTATTTTTTCCGTATTCTCCAATGCCGGGAATCCGGAAAATGCAATGCCGTTTGCTTCAAAGGTCAATCCCAAATTTGCATAATTGGCTTCCGTCTCTTCCACCAGTCTTAGGAAATCCTCCACCGTTTCCGGTTCTTTCTCCCGTAGTGCCTCCAAGAATCTGTCCTCAATATAGAATGCGTTTCCGCAGCAGATGCTCTTGTTTATCAGCCTGCTCCTTCCGGCAATCATGTGAACCAGATTTGTAAGCGTTGCTCCCGTATGTCCGTCATAAGGAAGGGTAATCACAATCCGTTCCCTATCCGTATCCCAAGAAGAATCCACAAATCCATCTTGATTCAATGCCCTTAAAAGTTCTACATTCACTTTTTCATCCTCAACCTCAATGTGTCCGTCCCGGCGAATGGTGTAATCCCCAACCTTGTAAGTAAATGCCGGGGCTCCCTTATACTCGGAATGTACACCCAATCGTTTTTCAAGTTCCTTAACCAGCAGTTTTCTGTCTGCCATCATGCTGCGAATAATCATATTCTGCGCCTCCTTTTCTTTGGTAGTGACATATTCGCTCTAAACCCAATATAAAGCAAGTACATTATCTACCAAAGATGAGGCACAGAAACTGTGGAATGTACACAATAAATTATGCAGCCACTTCCGGCTTTTCCACATCCTTATATGGTATGGTTTCTCCACCACGGATAACGGAAACCTTGTCTTCTCCCGCCTGTTCAATATAGCGGCGGACAATTACATCCACAAATTTCTCATCCAGTTCGATACCATAACAGATACGGTTCGTCTGCTCACAGGCAACCAATGTAGAACCTGAACCAAGGAATGGGTCCAGTACAATGCAGTTGCTCATGGAAGAATTCTGTATCGGATAAGCCATGAGTGCTATCGGCTTCATCGTTGGATGATCCTTACTGGACTTCGGACGGTCATACTCCCAAATGGTAGTCTGCTTTCTGTCCGAATACCACTGATGCTTTCCTCCGACCTTCCACCCAAAGAGGCACGGTTCGTGCTGCCACTGGTACGGACTTCTTCCAAGCACCAGTGCATTCTTTTTCCAGATACAGCAGCCGGAAAGATAAAATCCGGCATCCTGAAATGCCTTACGGAAATTGTATCCTTGGGTATCTGCATGGAACACATAGATGGAAGCATCATTTTCCATGGACTGCTCCATATTAACGAATGCTGCAAACAAAAACTTATAGAAGGATTCGTTATCCATGTTGTCATTTTTAATCTTGCCGGCCGTTTCCTCCACATCCACGTTATATGGCGGGTCTGTCAGTACCAAGTTGGCTTTCTTTCCTGCCATTAGTATTTCATACGTTTCCGGAAGGGTGGAATCGCCGCAGATAACTCTGTGGTTACCAAGAAGCCAGACATCTCCCGCTTTGGCTACGGTTGGATTCTTAAGTTCTGCCTCAACATCAAAATCATCCTCTTTGATTTTCTTATCGTGAACCGCATTAAATAACTGTTCAATTTCCGGTGGTTCAAAACCAGTGAAAGCCACATCAAAATCACTGGCTTGCAAATCCTTAATCAAATCTGCCAGCAGTTCCTTGTTCCACTCACCCGTAATTTTATTAAGGGCAATGTTAAGTGCTTTTTCCTTTGTCTTATCAATAGAAATGACGATACTCTCAATCTCATTAAATCCGAGGTCTCGCAGTACCGTCACACGCTGATGACCACCAATGATGGTCATATCATCATTTACAATAATAGGTTCGCAGTAACCAAACTCCTGGATACTGGCTTTTATTTTTTCATATTCCTTATCTCCCGGCTTTAATGCCTTCCTCGGATTATATGCTGCCGCTTTCAAATCGGCTATCGGAATCTTCCTAAACTCCATATCTATTCCCCTTTCGCACACTCTGCCAGATACACAATCCCGGACAGTACAAAATATACATTTGGAAGTGCCACACCATTTCCCCACATCTTATATTCCGCAGAATCAGAGTGTGGATTTATCAGCCACTTACGAATCTGATTATCCGTTTTGCTTTTTACATTCTTTCCGATTGCTCTGGCATGAACATCAAATACATTTTTCCAGTAAGCCACATCCTCATCCGTAGGATTTACCATACCAAGGTCCGCGCACCACCAGTCCGGAAATCCCTGCAGTCTTGCACATTCCGTTGATGTCAGCCGCCTTACGATATAATCTTCCTCGGCTTCATCATTAACAATAGGCGGGTCCTTATAATCAGTAGCCACCAGCGTATTTGCAAGTTCCTCCTCTGCTCTCATAAAAAATGATGCCTTGCTGGAGGAATATGTTGGAACGGCCACTGCTCCAGGTCCCTGTGCATTTAACGTGGAATTAATCCCATCATCCGTAATGCCCGGAGTGCGTTCAAATCTCTGTCCGCAGTTGATTGCCTCACGGTCAATCGCATACACAACAGCGTGCTTATCCACGGTGTTTAAAGTAAAGGATACTTCTTCATTGATGCCATCCCCCTGTGGACCATTACCGTCCTGTCTGCCTATCATGGAACCTTGTAAAGCCACTACTGCCATACCACCTTGATTACAAGAAGGATTACCTCCATTGGCATCCAAGCATCGGGAAGTTTCTGCTTCATAAAATCCGCTGTGTGGATTTTCCGACTTCATGGCATTACTATCCTTAGAGCAGATACCAAAAGCCATCGGCTGAAACAGTGTCTGGTCATTATTACATCCAAGGGTAGCTGACAAATCGTCCTGCACTAATGCTCCCTTGCCACCGCCCTCGCAGCCACACCGGATTTTCATGGTCTTTGGTGTCTGCACCACAAACGGCTGATTGTTTCCTCCCGTTCCGTAAGTGGAACTTACCGTCTGTGCCACATCAAGCGGACCCGTGTATCTAGTGTCCTGACTGTGGTTTTCAAACATTAAACACTCTTTGCCTGATTCTCCAGTGCCCTCTGTAACATAGGAGGTAGCTGCTTGCCACGACTTGAAGCTCTCCGCAGAATACCCAGACAAGCCGTCGGACTCAAATAATATTTCTCCGGCACGTTCACTTGCAAAATCTGCGACAAGGTAGATGCGTTTTCTTCGTTGGGGCACTCCCCAAAATTGAGCATCGAGTTGTCTCCATGCGATGGAGTAACCATTGCCCACGATATTTCCTGCATACTCCCATTTTTCAGATTTAGGAATTGACACCTGTTCTTCTTTGATTTTACAGATTTCTTCAAGGACGGCTCGGAAGTCATCTCCTTTGTTTGAGGAGAATGCTCCCGGCACGTTTTCCCATACGATAAATCTTGGATATTCTCCATTGGTTGCACCTCTCATTTCTTTTATGATACGAATTGCTTCAAAAAACAGATTGGAGCGTGAGCCTCCCAAACCGTCCCGTTTTCCTGCCACCGACATATCCTGACATGGACTTCCGAATGTAATAATATCCACGGGTTCTAATTCACTGCCTTTAAGTGCAGTAATATCACCATAGTGTTTCATACTTGGAAACCTGAGCGTGGTTACCCTTACCGGGAACGGTTCAATCTCCGATGCCCATATCGGTGTAATGCCTGCAAGCGCTCCACCTAAAGGAAAACCCCCGGAGCCATCAAACAGGCTTCCGAGGGTCAGCATTCTTTCTGTAGTTGTATTATTGCTCATGGTGTACCTCCACTTTCACATATGCTATCCGCATTATAAAAGCGGAATTTTATATAATGGTCATGGCAGCAGAACTTCCGTGTCTTGTTACCATAAGCCTCAAAGGTTTCTTTACAATATGGACACTCCCGGATGTAAATCGCACTTGGACTTTTCTTTACTTCACTCCGGTGTCCCTTCCAGTATTTCATTCTGCATTCATCACAACAAAAACGCTTCGGTCTTCCGGTTTTTGCTTTCTTAATTGGGCCACCGCAAAAACTGCAGGCATCTCCACGTTTCAGCAACTCTTTCATATTTATCTTAACCGCTGACTGGTAGCCACCGAGTCCCCGTCGCTTGCAATAACTACGGACAGAGTCACGGGATACATTAACCATAGCAGCAATCTGCTTATAACCAAGTCCCTGCTGTCGCAGTTTAATTATCTGAATTCCCTGTTCCTCTGTCATGTTCGTTCCTCCTTACAAATCCGCAAAAGCTGCAGCACCGAAAAATCCATTAAAAATGTACCTTCGGCATAGATTTTCACAAAGTGCCAGATACCCCCCTTTCAATTTTGCGAAAATCCGCGTAAAGGGGGGCGGCGGTCTTGCCACCTAAATGCTGTAGAGATTCGATATCCCCCACCCCAAGAGGTCAAAACCGATAATCATAGGTTGGTTTGCTGTCATAATTTCCTGTCTTTTTATCGTGACAAGGCTTACACAACGGCTGCCAATTACTTTCATCCCAAAAAAGGAGTTCATCTCCACGATGTGGAATGATATGGTCAACAACCGTTGCTTTTGTATAAACATCACGTTGCAGGCAGGCACAACACAATGGATGCCGACAAAGAAAACTGCTTTTACGCTTCTGCCACTTGCTGTTGTAACCACGCTTGCCACTGCTAACCCGGTCACCTCGGTGTTGCTTTTCATGTTCTTCACAGTAATAATTGTAGGTTAAGTTAGGACATCCTGGATGCCCGCACGGTTTTCGTGGTTTCATCGGCATATCCATTCCTCCAATCTGCATAAAAAAAGTGGCACTATGGCCACTTCCAGTTTTTCCATCTTAATCTTAACACATTAAAATCTGATTGTCATTAAACCAACATTAAACACTTATGCAACCTTTATGCAACCATGACACATAAAGGGGATAAAAGAAGAGGTAGCCAGCATAAACACCGACTACCTCCAAACGCTAATGAAATATTTATTCTCTAATCTCTAAACGAGATGCATCAATCCAAAGCATGTTAAAATATTCACTTTTACCTTTTCCTACTTTTCCGAATACAGCAACATTATATCCGACTTTTACATCCTTATCAATATACGGTGTTGGTGTCACAGTTTCTACATCAATTCGGATAATCGGTTTATTTCCGTTATCTTCACTATAATCTCCAGCACTTACTTCGATAATGTAACTGGTGCCACCCATATAGCTTTCGGCATATGTTACATAAGCATCGAATGCTACAGTTCTACCATCATACTCTTCTGCAAATTTCATATAATCTGTTGACTCCCCAGAAAGGAACGCATTTAATTCTTCGCAATTATCAGGGGTCAAAACATAATCAAAATTATAGTAGAGAATTTCTACTTCATCATTGGAATAGAAACGCTTTCCCTGATCGAAGGAATCCTCACCATCTATCTCTATGCTTTTGATTTGACGAGGTTTATACTCATCAAGCGAATATGTGTCTGTTTCGATTTTGGTAAATCCTAATTCCTCTAGATGATCGACTAACTCATCTATAGTCCAATCTCCACCAACAGTATAATCATAACTATCATATGGCATAGTAATCTGAACTGGTTCTTCCTGTTCTTCCATCTCACCACAAGCAGAAAACAAAAAGCTAAAACTTAATAAAAAAAATAAAAAATACCTTTTCTTCATAAACAGCCTCCATACTCTTTTGAATAAAGTCATTATATCACATTTCTAGTGAATAATACAATTCAACTTTTTCATTTTAAGAAAGCAGCCATTTATCATGACTGCCTTCTATCACTTATTGTATTTTGCCACCGCACCAATCTGTACTTGCAATGCAAATGTCAGTTTTTCCATAAGCCTTTCATCATAGATGCTACCTATCTTATTTCCAAACTGGCTCTTGTCCAGTGTTTCCACCTGTTCCGCCAGCGCCATGCTCGGCTTTGTTAATCCATAGCCTCTTCTCATCGGAATAAAAACATGGGTAGGAAGATATTTTTTCTTCCATACTCGTGCCGACAATGGTACCACTGTTATAACCGGAGAATTCGCATTTGCCTTATTGTTACTTACAATCACAGCAGGACGAATTCCACTCTGCTTATGAGAATTTTTGTTATTTCCAAAATCCACGAAATATATGTCTCCACGCTTAAATGCCATAATATGCCTCCTAACTCAATATATATGTTTCTGTCTGCTGATCCCGCAATTCATACAGAAAGTCCAGTTCCTTTATTGCAGTTTTTTTATACTTGGAAATCATGGTGGTGCTAACATGGTATTTGGCTGCCATGCTCTCCCACGTCATACGTCCCTCCACCAAATCCATAATAATTCCCGGCAGACTGTCATGTAATGTAGTCACGCTATGTTCGAAGAATTCTATTTCTTCTTTCACAAAACGATATCTGCTCCACAAATGGTTATACCATTCTTCATTTTCCCGTTCTGCTATGTTTTTATAATTCATTGCCACCGATGCAGTTTTGTCAGAAGTAGTACTGGTCTGTACCCTGTCCCCGCCTTCCGGATGGGCAAGCTGCATGGAGAGGATGATGTCATCCTCGTCCACACCCTTAAACTGCTTAAGCTGAAATTCCAGAACAGAAAGTTCTTTTTTCAATGTGCCATATTCTCTAATCATCCTTTCCGCTCTCATCAGCCTTGCCTCCTATCCTTGCTTTTACTGCTACAATCATTGATTCCTGCGTTACATCCTTCTTTTCAAGAGAAACCAGAATATCCTCATCCACAGTTCCCTTGGTTACCAAATGCTCGATTACCACCGTGTGTTTCTGTCCCTGTCTCCACAGTCTCGCATTTAACTGCTGATAAAGTTCCAATGCCCAGATATTCGAAAACCACACAATGGTCGAACCGCCAGCCTGCAGGTTCAGTCCGTGTCCCGCAGATGCCGGATGGATAAGTGCCACTGGAATATTACCATCATTCCAATCCTTCATATCCTTTGCCGTATTGATATCCCTTACCGAAAAACGATTCATGATTCTTTCCCGGTCATGCTTAAACCAGTATGCTACAAGGAGTGGTTTGCCATTGGCGGCTTCAATCAAATCCTCCAAAGCATCCAGTTTTCTGTCATGAATGTGATGGACATTGCCAGATTCATCATACACCGCACCGTTTGCCATCTGCTGCAGTTTGTTACTAAGCGCCGCAGCATTAACCGCATCGATATCCTCTCCTTCTCCGATTGGAATTATCATATCCTCACGAAGCTGTTCATACAGTGTCTGTTCTTCCTTCGACATGGAAACCTCCACCCGGTTGTAAATACACTCAGGCATATCGAGGTAATCCACTGCTTTCATGGAAATCGTAATATCAGAAATCAGGTCATAGATTTTTTCCTCTGCTCCCTCTCTTGGTTTGTAGGAAAAGATAATCTCCCTATTCCGCTTATCTGGCACAAAGAATCGTTCCCGGTAAGCACCGATGAACCTTCCAAGTCGCTGCCCCATATCAAGAATACCGATTTCAGCCCATAAATCCATAAGATTTCCCGGTGTTCCGGTAAGCCCGACAATCCTTGCCACACGCGGTCGTACTTTTTTCAGTGCCTTAAACCGCTGTGCCTTTGGTGACTTGAAGCTGGATAATTCATCCACGATTACCATATCAAAGGAAAACCACCCGCTGTCTACAAGCCATGAAACGTTGTCCCTGCCGATGATATAAACATCGGCCATTCGACTCAAAGCATCTTCCCGCTGTTTTCTTGTGCCGGATACCAGAGAATACCGAAGTCCTGTCAAATGCTCCCACTTCTCAATCTCAGCCGGCCATGTATTTTCCGCCACACGCTTCGGTGCAATCACCAGCACCCGCGCCACAAGAAAATAATCAAACAGAAGATTCCAAAGAGCCGTCAGTGTAATGATGGTCTTCCCAAGTCCCATATCAAGAATCAGACAACTGATGGGATTCCTTAAAATGAAATCCGTTGCAAAGGACTGATAATTATGTGCCTTGTATCTCATCCAGAATACCTCCTATCTGCTCCATGCCATCAACTACATATACCCGAAAACCGAGAACCTCCAACTGTCTCTTTCTCTTAAGTTGCAATACCCTTGGAGTTTTTCCGGGTGCTTTCAATTCAATAAATGCCATTCTGCCTTTCGGCATCAGCACCAGTCTGTCCGGGACTCCATTCAGTCCCGGAGATACAAACTTTACCGCCAATCCTCCACGCTTTTTTGCTTCTGTCCGAAGGTGGCTCTCAATTGTACTTTCACGCATAACTCATACCTCGTTTCCCATTTCTGTTTCCTTGGTGGTTTAATCCCCTATGCGCGTATACATGTTTCCGTTACCTTTTTATTCCCATTTTTATTACTCAATATAGAAAAATGGGAAACCGGGAAACAACAACTCGCAACCCCTTATTTTCCTTGATGCTAACCATGTTTCCTACTACCGTTTCCCACTATCGTATAGGAAACATGGGAAACATAAAATCTGTTTCCTTTGTTTCTTTGCTAAATTCGCTCAAAGGTTTTCTGAATTCCATACAGGGGAATTCTGGATTTTCCGGATGCGCTCCCGGCATACTTTTGCCAACCACCGATTTTATTCAAAATTGCCTCCATTTCATAGGAGTCCGTTTTTCTTAAATTCTGTCGCTCTTTGCCAAAGCACTCGCACCAGATTTCCATAATGCAGACACGCTTACGCTCCACTGTTCCCACCATGCCACTGGTTTCAAATTCTCCGTTACCAAGGAAAGCACGTCTCTGATAAATGTCCAAGTTGTCCCAGTTCGTTGGAAGGAGTCGGTCAAGGTAATCCTGAACAATGCCTTCACGGTCATCGGACTCCATGGCATTCTGCTGCATACGATACGCTTCCTCTGCTGCCTCTCCCTTTAAGAACAGTTCTTCTCCCTGCTTGTAATATTCGATAGCCTCTGCCCATATCTGGTCGACTTCCGTAATCTCCCATGGGTGGAACTTTCCTGTTCCCGGAACATGCACTGGCCAGAATCTTCGGTTACCCGTAACATCACGAAGAAAACCAGACTCCGAGTTTGTGCTGCCGACAATAATGCAGGTTCTTGGGTGGCTCTCCACATTAACACCATAAGCCTGTCGGAACTTGTCATCCTGTCTTGTAACAAAGGACTTTACGGTTTCCACATCAGTTTTCTTGATGCCTGCCATTTCCGAAATTTCCAGTATCCAGTATCCCTGCAGTTTTTCTGCTGCGGTCTTATCTCTCATATCCGATATGGAGAGTGAATCGGAGAACCACTGCCGTCCAAGCACGGAAAAGAATGTGGATTTACCAAGTCCCTGAGGTCCACTAAGTACCAAAATGGAATCAAACTTAATTCCCGGTTCGAAAATACGGGCTACCGCTGCAACTAAAGTTTTACGGCATACAGCCCGGACATACTTCGTATCCGTAGCACCAAAATAGTCGATGAGCAGCGTATCGATGCGCTCCACTCCATCCCATAACAGGGTACTGAAGTATTCCTTGATTGGATGGTAGAGCCGTTCCGCAGACACTACCGCAAGCAGGGCATCTTTGAATTTTGTCGGTGACCAGATACCATACACCCGCTCGAAATACACTTTTGCATTGGCAAGGTCTGAGTCATTCCATCCCGGCTTTACCTGGTTCCACGGCAGTTCTCCAATCACATCGATGGTATCCTTAAACTCATTGTAGACAATGCTGCGCAGATTCTTATCCATGCGGATGATGAGCGTAATATTGGTAAGTGTATCCTTTACCTTTCCGGTTCGGTCAATTTCCAGCTTACTCTGCCAGTCATCATCCTCATCAGAAAATTCGGCTACCGCCAACTGCTGCCGTTCTTTGGCAAGCACATCCTTGACCTTTGCATCCTGCGATGCAAAATCCTGCATAGCCTTAAAAGAAGGGAGTTTCGCAGACTCTGTTCCTTCTTCTGCTTTGGCATCCTTATCTCCAAACAGATGGATGCGAACCACATCAAATGCATTCATCAGCTTACCGCAAGCCGGGTCCGTGGCATGATGCGAATACACGAATGCTTCTTCATAAACTACCACTCCGGCAGCAGAGTCTGCAGGAACATAATCGTATCTTCCGGTCATCGCACTAGGCTGATACACATCCGACAGAAAGGTTTCAATCGCATCACGAATAGAATATGCCCTGTTGAAAGCACCAATCAGACCATCTTTTGCAAGCGGGTCTGCCTGTTTCTTAATGCTGCGCTCCACGAGATTCGTCTGGCGGTTACTAACCGGCCACGAAGAAACATCCTTCCAATTTGTGTATCTCTTCAGCACCTCATCGGGATCTAAAATTTTTCCGCTAATCTCCTGGAAGATGAATTCCCCATCCGAGGATGTGGACGGCCAATACATAAGTCTTGACGGTTCATAGGTCGAATCATCAAAAAGTTCGATGCCGATATCTTTTGCAACCATTCTGCTAACCGCACCGTACTCATCCGGTGTCACTTCTCTTGAAAGAGGGATAATCAGTCGAAGTCTTGGACTCTCCGGTGTATGCTTATGAGTGCTGTAAGAAAACATCTGGATATCATGGAACATCTCAATTTCATCCAAGATTCCTTCTGTTCCATAGTCCATATCAAGCGTAACCGCTGACCGGGAAATAACAGTATCTTTCTTCCTTCGACCGCCTTTTAATCGCCCAAGTACAAAGCCACCCACATCTTTAATATCATCCTGCTTTACCTTGGGCAGTTTTTTATACTGCTCCACTGTTTCTGCTGTACGAATGGTGGCTGATACCCTATTCTTAAAATCTTCGAGTTCCCACTCAGCACCATTCCACTTTTTATCCATACGGGAATTACCCGTTGATACATACAGTTTCATTGCCTGCTCCTCCTAATCTTTTTTATAAAATGCTGACTCGAATCCCGCTGCTTTCAGTGGGAGTCCCACTGCCCATGAAGGATTTACTGCCATCATTTCATTAATTTCATCCACTGATGACACACCATCCGGTACTTCCAGAACAACTTCATCGTGAACGTGCATCACAATATCAAA